CGAGGACTACTTGTTCTGCGACCGCGCTGCCGAGCATGGCTTCAAAATCTATGCGGATGTAGACATCAGTCTCCCGCATGTTGGCACAGATACGTTTGAGAATAATTTCCGTGAAGAGGTAGTAATGCCTTTACTGGAAGCTATCCGTAAGACTAAACTGAAAGTAGCAAATGGCTAAATCACCAGCATGGCAGAGAAAAGAAGGCAAGAATCCAAAGGGTGGCTTGAACGCCAAGGGACGAGCCTCCGCGAAAGCGCAAGGCATGAATTTGAAACCGCCCCAGCCCGAAGGCGGCTCCCGGCGCGACTCTTTCTGTGCGAGGATGGAAGGGATGAAAAAGAAATTGACATCCGCCAAGACCGCCAAAGACCCAGACTCACGCATAAATAAAAGCTTGAGGGCTTGGAAATGCTAGACATGAACATGGCTTGGTCTGCTGCGCTATCTTTGATAGTGGGCATACTGACGTTTGTGGCCAAAGAAAAGTTTGCTGAATTGGCCCGTATCAGCATCTTGCTTAACAAAACCCGAGAGGAGGTAGCGCGTGATAACGTTACTAAAGCAGAAGTTGAAAGAATTACAGATCACATTGACCAACGCTTCAACAGGCTTGAAGAAAAGATTGACCAGCTTATTCGGCAAAAAGGATAATGATGCCAAGCACGAGTAAGAAGCAACACAATTTCATGGAAGCGGTGGCGCACAATCCATCGTTTGCCAAGAAAGTAGGCGTCCCACAGTCCGTGGGAAAAGATTTTTCAGCGGCAGATAAAGGCCGTAAATTTTCAAAAGGTGGCGACATGAAACACGAAGACGTGAAAATGGACAAGAAGATGATGCAGAAGGCCGTGAACAAACACGAAGGCCGTCTGCACAAAGGCGCAGCTATGACCAAGCTGTCTAAAGGTGGCATGGCTGCATCTAAGATGGGTGCTGTTAAGACTGGTAAAACACCAGATGGTGTTGCTGCTAAAGGCAAAACCAAAGGCACAATGATTAAGATGAACATGGGCGGCAAAGCCTGTTAAGGAGTTTAAACATGAGAAGACGTAAATTCCAAATGGGCGGTGACGTAGATCCAATGGAAGCAGCAAATGCTTCTATGGAATCTCAAGACATTGCCAGATCTATGGCTGCTGGCCCTAAAAATGAAGCTCCTAAAGCAGCACCTAAGAACCGTGTTGTTTCCAAAAAAGAATTGGAAGATTCTGGTCTAAGTCTGCGTGATTATTTAAATCGTGAGCGTGGTTTAAAGCGCAGAGCAGAGAAAGATCCTACTGCTGGTGACTCTCCTGATAAAGCTGCTCAAGAAGCCGCAGATGCAATTGATCCCGGTCGTGATATGAGAACACCTCGCCGCTATAACAGCATTATGGAAAGATCACCAGAAGATCGTGATGCCATGTTGAAGTTGGGCTTACAGCGTCAAGAAGCCGCTAGAGCCATGAAAGATTTTAAAGCCAAGAAGGCGGCTGGCATGAAGTCTGGCGGCTCTGTTACTTCTGCTTCTAAACGTGCTGACGGTATTGCCACCAAAGGCAAAACCCGTTGCAAAATTTGTTAAGGAATTAATATGAGTCCAGCAGAAAAAGCAGCTCGGGAAGAAATGGCAGAACGCAAGATGCAAGATGCCACCGAAAAAGCGTACACAAAATCTTTGACCACCACTGATTACGCTCCCGCAAAGAAAGATCCACGAGATGCAGTTCGTGGTCAGCGTGGTTACGCTTCTGGCGGTAAAGTTTCTTCCGCGTCTAAGCGTGCTGATGGTTGCGCCACTAAAGGCAAAACTAAAGGCACAATGATCACTATGAAAGGCGGCGGTTACGCCTGCTAAATTATGATGGCAAGCCGTGGAATGGGGGCCATGTCCCCCAGCAAAATGCCCAAAGGCGTGAAAAAAGCACGCCGGGATGACACTGACTTCACGCAGTATGCTGAAGGCGGTAAAGTTGGACTTTATGCCAACATCCATGCCAAACGTGCTCGTGGCGAGAAAATGCGCAAACCCGGTCAAAAGGGAGCGCCTACAGCTCAAGCTTTTATTGACTCTGCAAAGACGGCTAAAAAATGACCACTACCGGCTCAACCCTCTTCAATATGGACTTCACGGAGATTGCCGAGGAAGCGTGGGAGCGTGCGGGCCGTGAAATGCGTTCTGGTTATGACTTGCGTACAGCTCGTCGTTCAATGAACCTAATGACCATTGAATGGCAGTCCAAAGGTATCAACATGTGGACAATGGAGCAGGGGATTATTAACCTGACTCCGGGTTTAGCAACCTATGCCCTGCCAACAGACACGATTGATTTGCTTGAACATGTTATTCGTACTGGGTCTAACACTGCGTCAACACAGGCTGACCTAACAATCACACGTATTAGTGTTTCTACTTATGCCACTATTCCGAACAAGTTACAACAAGCTCGTCCAATTCAAGTCTGGATTCAAAGACTTTCTGGTGAAACCAATCCAACAGCTTTGGTTCTTGACGGAGCCCTCAGTTCCACGGACACCACGATCACGCTTAACTCGGTGGTTGGGTTAGCGAACGCTGGTTTTATCCGCCTTGGTACGGAAGATATTTACTACACCTACGTCTCTGGTAATACTTTGGGTGGTGTGTTCCGTGGCCAAAATAATACAACCGCTGCTTCTCAAGCCGATGGCACTGCGGTGTTTGTTCCCCAGCTTCCAGCTGTGACTGTCTGGCCCACACCTGATAACTCAACACCCTATCAGTTCGTATACTGGAGACTGCGCCGTGTTCAAGATGCTGGCGCTGGTATGGAAACAGCTGACATGAACTTCCGCTTTCTGCCATGTTTGGTAGCGGGCTTGGCGTATCACATTGCCATTAAAGTGCCTGAGTTGATGCCACGTATCCAGATGCTCAAGCAGATTTACGACGAAACATTTGAGGTTGCAGCGGGCGAAGATCGCGAAAAAGCAGCAGTGCGGTTTGTGCCTAGGCAGATGTTTATTGGAAGCGGCGGGGGTTACTAATGGGTAATCGTTTCGCATCCGGCAAGATAGCGATTGCTGAATGTGATCGCTGTGGCCAGCAGTTTCGCTTAAAGCAGCTTAGAACTGAGATTATTAAGCAGCGCAAGTACGAGTTGTTGGTCTGTCCTGAATGTTGGGATCCGGATCAGCCGCAGTTGATGCTTGGAACGTTCCCCGTGGACGATCCACAAGCTCTGCGCAACCCACGCAGAGACACAACGTATGTGACTTCTGGTGTAAACGTAAACGGTAATCTGTCTGGTGGTTCACGAGACATCCAATGGGGCTGGTATCCGGTGGGCGGGGCTAGTTTAAATGACGCAGGATTGACGCCAAATAATTTGGTGGCAACCACATTTGTTGGTACAGTATCAATATCTTGAAGGAGATTCAAATGGCATACACACGATCAGCTGACGGCATCGCCAAAAAAGGCAAAACTGTTGGTAAAAACTACGGCGATAGCGGCCCTACTGCTAAAGAAACCATGGGCGGTAAAAAGACTAAAGGCGTGACTGGACAAGCCATGCGTGCAGTTGGTCGCAACATGGCCCGCGCTAACAACCAAAAGTGAGGCTGACATGGCTAACTACAGCAAAAAGATGATGGGTAAAGAAGTTGGCGATGCCAAAGTCTATGCCAAACCACACACCATGACGGGCAAAGAAGTTAAGGCTTCTACAAACCCCGGCAAAGAACCTAACCGCAGTAAGCTTGACACTTACGACGTGAGCATTGGTGCTATCAGCAAGTCAGCTGGTAATGAGCCAACAAAGACTAGCGGCATCAAAGTGCGCGGTACAGGCGCAGCCACTAAAGGTTTGATGGCACGCGGCCCTATGGCTTGAGGAACACATGAACTACGCCGAGCTTGTCGTTGCGGTAAGTGATTACTGCGAGAATTCTTTCCCAACCACTGACATGGATATTTTTATCCGTCAGGCGGAGCAGCGCATTTATAACACTGCGCAACCTGCTAACTTGCGAAAGAATGTGACGGGCGTACTAACCACCGGCAACAAGTATCTCCAGTGCCCATCAGACTTTCTGTCTGTATATAGCCTGTCCGTATACCCGTACAACACCACAACTGCGACCGGTACATCTGGTCAGAAAACAATCGTAGTTGCAAGCACTACAGGTATTGCAGCGGGTCAGCAGGTTACGGGCACAGGCATTGGCACTAACGCTCAAGTGCGTAGTATTGCCGGTACAACCATTACATTGACTGTTGCTAACAGCGGTACAGTGTCAGGCTCTGTTGTGTTCCAAGGCGACTATCTGTATCTGCTGAACAAAGACGTTAACTTCATCCGTGAAGCGTATCCTTTGTCTGCGTTTGCATCTGAGCCTAAGCACTACGCCATCTTTGGCCCCCGGTCAGACGATGTGAATGAGTTGACGTTCATTGTTGGCCCGACACCTAGTTCAGCTTATTACGCAGAGTTGCATTATTACTACTATCCCGAATCTATCGTGGATGCTGGTACAACATGGCTGGGTGATAACTTTGATTCTGTGTTGCTGTACGGCACAATCTGCGAAGCTCTTGTCTACATGAAGGGCGAAGGCGACATGGTCAAACTGGCGCAAGATCGCTACGTTCAAGCTATTGCCCTGTACAAAAACCTCGCAGACGGCAAACAAAGAGCCGATGCGTACCGCGACGGGCAGGTACGCGTTTCCGTGTCTTAGATATGAAAACTTGCAAAGTCTGTTTAACACAAAAACCCGTCACTGCATTTCGTTTGCACGACGGATATTATTCTCGCGCTTGCGTTGAATGTTTAAACGCAAAACGAAGGGAAACGTTTGCAAAAAATCCCGAATTGCGGGCAGTAAAACGCCAAACAGACAAAGCCAATTGGCACAAACACAAAGAGAAACGACTAGCTTCAAGCAAGAAATGGGCTAAAGAAAATGCAGACAAAATGCGTGAGTATGCTCACGCTTACAAGCAGCGTAATAAAGATAAATTAGCTGAACGTTCAAAATTATACGTAGAGCAAAATCCAGAAAAACGAAAAGTTTCAACAAAAGTTTATCGTGATGCAAACAAAGCCAAAGGCGCTGAAGCTGTGCGTAGACGGCAAGCAAGACTTTTGCAAAGAACGCCAAGTTGGTTAACAGCTGATGATGTGTGGTTAATGTCTCAAGCGTATGAGTTGGCTGCATTGCGCACCAAAGTATTTGGGTTTGCATGGCATGTTGACCACGTATTGCCTTTAAAAGGAAAACTTGTATCTGGTTTGCATACGCCATACAATTTGCAAGTAATACCTGCCTTAGATAATTTGCGTAAAAGCAACAAGGTTCAAGTTTCATGAGTTACATCTTACAAACCCAAACGACCAGCTTCAAGAAGGAGTTGTACACGGGCGTTCACGATCTATCTACGGATGTTTTGTACATTGCCCTGTACACCGCCAATGCAAATTTAAACGAAGCAACTACCGTTTACACGACTGCCGCAGAAGTTACCGGTGGTGGTTATGTAGCCGGTGGCGTAGTCTTGACGGGCGTTACGATTAACTCGTCTGGGTTCACAGCTTATGTAGACTTTGCTGATGTGGTGTTTAACGCATCGGTGACAGCTCGTTGTGCTTTGATTTACAACGTGACGCAGGGTAATAAATCTATTGCCGTGTTGGACTTTGGCTCTGACAAAACATCTACCAATTTCACAATCACAATGCCAGCTAATACAGCAACGGCGGCGCTGATTCGTTCTTCTAATTAAGGAGTCAATATGACCACAGAAAAACTCAAAGTAACTGACCAAATGTCGAGTGGTCTTATTGCAGGCACTCAGTCTGGCGAACAAGCCAAAGCTACAGGTGTTTACCATGTTGAATGCCGTGATAAAGATGGTAACTTGAAGTGGTCTGCTGACACCAAAAACTTGGTGGTTAACGCTGGTTTGGCTTACATGGCCGGTACTGCTCTGACTTCCGTGGCCCAGATTACCACTTGGTATATTGGCTTGTATGGCGCTGGCGCTTCCAACACTCCTGCTGCTACAGACACAATGTCTTCCCACATTGGCTGGACTGAAGTCACGCCTTATAGCAACTCCACTCGCGTGGCCGCTACTTTTGTTACAGCAACGACTGCAAACCCATCTGTGGTGACCAACGCTGCTTCTCCAGCTACATTTAACATCAATGCCACATCAACTGTTGGCGGCGCATTCTTGACAAGTGGAAGTGCTAAAGGCGGTACGACTGGTACGCTGTTCTCTGCGGCTGACTTCTCGTCGCCCGGTGACCGTTCGGTTGTTTCTGGCGACATCATTTCTGTAACCTATACATTCAGTTTAGCTGCTTGAGGTCTAAATGGCTGAAGGCGGCTGGGGTTCTGGCACATGGGGTCAGGCTGGCTGGGGTGATTCAGTCTATGACCGGAGTGTTGCTGAAACTGCGACAGGGACAGACGCCGTCTCTTCGGCTGCCACATTTCCTTCTAGCGTTAGCGAAACAGCTACGGGATCGGATGTTGTATCCAGTCTAATTCAGGTTAATTCTGCGGTCAGTGAGACAAGTACTGGGTCTGATGCCATTAGTGCGTTGGCTACATTTGGTGCTTCGGTCAGTGAGTCTGGGACGGGCAGTGATTCAATAAGCGCTATTCCCACATACGGGGTGTCGGTCAGTGAGACTTCTACTGGGTCAGATTCAGCGCAGGCGTTTGCCAACTTCTTGGGTCAGATCATTGAGAGCGCGACTGGCACAGATGAAACTGCTTCAGCGTTTACTTTCTTGGCATATATTGTCGAGACTGCAACTGGATCGGATACTGTATCAAGCAATTTCACGATTGGCGCATCGGTTAGTGAGACTGCAACGGGTAGCGAAAGCGTAAGTGCTGGCGTTACATTTGCGTCTGTTATTGACGAAGCCGCGACGATTAGTGATGAGGATTCTGCGGTGGCGGCGTTTGCGGCTTCCGTGGTTGAGCTGGCAACGATCTCGGATTTATTACTTGGTAGACCGCTGTGGGAAATCATTGATGACGTACAGAATGCTGACTGGGGCGGGATCACCAATACGCAGACTGCTGGGTGGCAAAATGTTAATGACACACAATCAATAAACTGGCAAAATATTAACAATACTCAGTCTTCTGGCTGGGCAAATGTTGATGATACCCAGAGTGCTGGGTGGACACCAATCGACACGAATTAGGAGCTTTTAAATGACTACAGGCGCAACGGGACAACTAGGTTTAGCTCTTCCAGTACAGGGCGAACTCTCCGGTACATGGGGCGATACCGTTAACAATGGTATTACGCAGTACACCAACATCGCCATTGCGGGCACATTGACCCTGACTGGTGACGGCGCAGTTACTCTGGCAAATACGACAGGCGATGCTTCAGCTTCTAACATCACATCTAGTTTGTCCGGCGCGGGTACAGTTACCGCCCAGTTTGCGATTGTTAAGGTGTCCGGCACAACCACTACAAAAGTAGTCACAGGCCCAAGCTACAGCAAGACTTATGTGGTGGACAACGCCTCGTCATTCGCTGTGACGTTTAAAGCATCTGGTCAGACTGGTGTTTCTATTGCGGCGGCTGAGAAGGTCACTGTGGTATTTAACGGCACAGACTACATCAAGCTGGCTGGTACGATTGCCAACGCAGCAGGTTCTAACACCCAGATCCAATTTAACAATGGTGGCCTGTTTGGTGCTTCAGCTAACCTGACATGGGACGGCACAACACTTAGCTCTACCCAAGTCAACATCACTGGTCAAGGCACACTGCGTCTGCAAGACACAACCGGTGGTGAGTATGTTGGCCTTCGTTCGCCTTCAGCATTGGGTGCAAGCTACACACTGACATTCCCCGCAGATGACGGCACAAGCGGTCAAGCTCTGATTACGGACGGCTCTGGTGTTCTGTCATGGTCTACAGCGGCTTCTGGTGATGTGTACGGCCCAGCTTCGTCTACTGATAACGCAGTTGCTCGTTTTGACAGCACGACTGGTAAGTTACTTCAGAACAGCGTAGTTCTTATTGGCGACACAGGCGCAGTCACAGGCGTGACGGATTTAACAGCATCGGGATCAGTAACCCTCTCTGGTGGTACTGCTAATGGTGTTGCTTATTTAAACGGCTCTAAAGTTGTTACAAGTGGCGGTTCGCTTGTATTTAATGGAACTCGCTTTAGTAATGTTGTCACTAGTGACACAAATACTACTGTTGCTAGATTTGGTGTCATAAACAGCGCTAGTACCGATGACGCATATTTAGATGTTAGTGTTGATGCCGCTAATAATCTTGTTTCATTTACTTCTACAGGAAACAATGTTGGGTCTTTTGCGTTTCTAAATAGTGGCACAGAAAATATGCGCCTAACCTCTACAGGTCTAGGTATTGGTACAAGTAGTCCTATTAGCCGATTAGACATATTTAATAATACTTCTACAACTGCGCCAGCCGCAAGGTTTTATGTTAATGCAAGTGGTAATACACCAAGCAGTTTGCAAGGTTTTTCTATTTACAACAATGTCTCTGGCGGCTTTGTTGACACTACGCTAGTTGCTGGAAATACCGCCAACACATACATGGCGTTTGGTATTCACAACGGTACTTCTTATGCCGAGAGCGCTCGTATAACAACAAGCGGCAACTTTGGTATTGGCACTACAGGTCCAGTTACAAAATTCCAAGTCAACAGCGGTAGCAGTTATGTTGGTGGTTTCAAATCAACTGTTGCAAACGGCTTTATTGCATTTCAAGACTCAGGCACATCTGGCGCTTTGACTGATGGCAATGTGGCTATTGGCGCTATCTCAGATGCTTTGGCGTTCAGGTCTGGTGGTGCTACTCGTATGCGCCTTGATAGCGCAGGAAATCTTGGCTTGGGAGTTACACCATCGGCTTGGGGGACTGGTTACAAGGCAATACAACTTTTAACAAGTGCGCTGTACGGCACAACAAGCCGTGACATGAATCTTGGCGCAAATGTGTATGTGGACGCTGTTGGCTACAAATACATTCAAACTTCTTTTGCAACAAATTACACGCAATATCAGGGCGCTCATTCTTGGTACACAGCCCCATCAGGCACAGCAGGAAACGCCATTACCTTTACTCAGGCAATGACTCTGACGGCTGATGGTAATTTAGGTATCGGCTCAACTTCGCCAACAAATCTCTCAAATTACAAAACAATAACAATGAACGCTACGACAGGTAGCATCATTGATTTGCAATCTGCTGGCACAACGCTTGGTCGTATTCAAACTGACACCACTTATGCATTGGCTTTGTGGACTGCTACAGCAACGCCAATGGTGTTTGGTACAAACTACACAGAACGAGCCCGTATAGACTCATCTGGTAATTTGGCTATTGGCGACACAGCAAATAGTGCCGCAGGACGCTTATATGTAAAAGGCTCTGGGGCAACTAGTGGTTCTGTTGCAATGGTAGTCAGAAACTCAACACCAGACGATTTGTTATATATCCGAAATGATGGGTATATGACATTTGGTGTGTCAACAAAGATGACATTGGATGCTAGTGGTAATTTGCTAGTGGGTACTACGAGTACTACTCCATCTTCTAGTAATGGTGTAATTGTCAATGTTAGCGCTGGTAATACTGCGTTCATGCATCAAACTGGAACTGCATCTGGTACTTTATATCAAGGGTTTTATCTTGGTGGAACTAACATTGGAACAATCACCCAATCAGGTACAACAGCAGTTCTGTACAACACAACTTCTGACCAACGCCTAAAAGAAAATATTGCTGACGCTGAATCTGCTTCTGCATTGATTGATGCTTTGCAAGTTCGTAAGTTTGATTGGAAAGCAGACGGCTCACATCAGCGTTATGGTTTTGTTGCTCAAGAATTGGTAACTGTTGCTCCTGAAGCAGTACATCAACCTGAAGACACAGAAGAAATGATGGCGGTGGACTACTCCAAACTTGTTCCAATGTTGGTCAAGGAAATTCAATCACTCCGTAAACGCCTTGCAGACGCAGGCATCTAATTAACCCCCCGAAAGGAAAATCATGTCAGCAACTATTACTTGGGTAATCGAATGGATGCAATGCAAACCTACAGAAGGTTCATTGACAGATGTAGTTGTAACTGCGGGATGGCGTTGCAATGGTGCAGAAGCATCAGGCACACCGCCTGTTGACTACACAGCAACTGTTTATGGCACTTGCTCATTCCCTATGCCTGAAGGCACATTCACACCATACGCTGATTTGACGCAAGAACAAGTGTTGGGTTGGTGTTGGGCTAATGGCGTTGACCAGACCGCTACAGAAGCGGCTATTCAAGCCAATATTGACAATCAAATCAATCCACCAATCATTCAGCCACCATTACCTTGGGCGGCATAAATTAACGGGAAGCCACCACCCGATTTTGGTGGCACATTAAAGGACTGATATGAGAAAGACACGAGCAAAACTCATAGATTCAGAACTTGTACGGCAATTGTTTTATTACATTGATGGTGGTCTTGTATGGGCGGTCGATAAAGGTCGCGCAAAGATAGGAGACAGACCCCACAAAAATAGCAATGGCTACAATGTTTTTAGAATAAATGGGGTTTCTTATCTTTAGCATAGGCTGATTTGGGCATGGCATAACAAACCATTTACGCCATTGATTGACCATATAAATGGTGACATTTCTGATAACAGAATTGAAAACCTAAGGGATGTTTCTGGAGGTGTAAATATGCAAAATTTACGATCTCCAAGATCAACAAATAAGGTTGGTCTCCTTGGTGTAACGCAAGTTGGGAAAAGATTTAGAGCAACCATTCGCCTAAATTACGTAGCTAAATATCTTGGCATGTATGACACGCCAGAGCAAGCACACGATGAATATTTGAATGCAAAAAGGCTTCTCCATGTTGGGTGCACGATATGAGCAACGAAGTCACGTTGCCATGGCCACCACGCGCTCTA